ACAGGTTCCGACACTACCGTCGCCCCGCAGCGGAATGCCGGCATCGTCGCTGGCGCGTTCCAGCCGTTCAGCATGGAGGCGTTGCTGCCGAGCACCACGACCACCAGCAATGCCATCGAGTTTACCCGCGAAAACGCCTTTACCAACAACGCGGCAGAAGCTGCCGAAGGTGCGCAGAAAGCTGAGTCGTCGCTGACGTGGACGCTGGTGAACATGCCGGTATCGACAGTTGCGCACTGGATCAAGATTTCCAAGCAACTGGCAGCCGACGCCCCGGCACTGGCCGCCTACGTTGACACCCGCATGCGCTACGGCGTCAACCAGAAGGTAGATATCCAGCTGGTAGTGGGTGACGGCACTGCGCCGAATATCTCCGGCACCTACGACACCGGCAACTACACCGCCCACGGTTACGCCAATGCCGCGCTTGGCTCCACGCTGAAAAAACTGGTGCTGATCCGCAAGATCATGGCCGATCTGTATGCGGCTGGCTATCCGGCCGATGCAATCGTGCTCAACCCTGCAGATTGGGCCACCATCGAAATCGAGTTGTTCACCACCGCCGCCGGCCAGACCCTGTACTCGGTCAACGAAGCAGGTCAGGCGCGACTGTTCGGCATCCCGGTGATTCAGGCTCTGGGCATGGCGGCAGATACCTTCCAGGTGGGCCGCTTCAGCGAGGCTTACATGATCTACAACCGCGAAGGCGTGGTGGTGGAAATGAGCGATTCGGATGGCGACAACTTCCAGAAAAACCTCATCACCCTGCGTGCCGAGCGTCGTCTGGCGCTGGCGACAGAAAAACCGGCGGCAGTACGAGGAGGGGATCTCACGCCCGCGTAGTAACTGATTATCCGGGCCATTCGTGGCCCGGACTTGCTGGAGCCCATCATGCAATTGGTTGAAGTAAAAATCACATCCACAGTGGTGACAGCGCCATACGGCACGCTGACATCCGGCACCATCCTGCGCACCAGTCCCGCCTATGCCAAGCATCTGGTAGAGGATGCGTTCGCAGCAATTTATCTGACCGCGCCAGCGGCAAGCGCAGAGCCACCGGCCAAGCGCAGCAAGAAACAAACAGAAACCGAAAAGTAAGGACGGATAATGTACGGATGGCCCAGATCGCGACGGCGCAGAAACTGTACTGCTGTCCAGTTTTGCCCCTTAGTATCCGCCACTTTTTTCTTTCGACCCCGCCCAGCGCGCCCCGCCGCTTTTCCTCCCCACCCGCTCCGGCGGGGTTTTGCTTTTCTGGATAGCTCATGCTGACTCAACTATCGCCACCAGCCGCCGAACCGTTGACGCTGGCTGATGCCAAGCTGCATCTGCGCGTGGATGCCGACATCACCGAGGACGATGGCCTGATTGCTGCGCTGATCGTCACCGCACGGCAGCAGGCGGAGCATCGCACTGGCCGGGCGCTGGTGTCGCAGCAGTGGCGCTATGCGATTGACACGTTCCCGGCTGATTCGCTGGAGTTGCCGCTGCCGAAGCTGCAATCTGTTCAGTCTGTTTCGTATCTCGACAGCAACGGCACGCGCCAGACGCTGGCGAATACCGAATATGACGTAATCACCGACGAGCTGGTTGGCCGGCTCATTCCCGCATTCGGCAAAAGCTGGCCATCCTGCCGCGAGCGGCCCGGATCGGTGCGGGTGGATTACACCTGCGGCTATGGCGCGGCGGCGGATGTGCCGCAGTCGATCAAGGCGTGGATGCTGCTGGCCATTGGCGCATGGTACGAAAACCGCGAGGCGCTGACAGCAGGTCAGCCAGTGGCGGAACTGCCGCGCTGTTTCTGGGAAGGTTTGCTCGATCCATTTTGGGTTCCGGGGGTGTGATGTCTGCCGGAAAACTCAACCGCCGCATCACCCTCAGCGGCCTGACTGCCGGTAGCGATGCGCTGGGGCAGCCGGCGCAGTCGTGGCTGGATTTCGCCACGCTGTGGGCGGATGTGCGATTTGTCAGCGGTATCGAAACCATCAAGGCCGGCCGCGAGATATCCACCAGTCGCGCCAGTGTGCGCATTCGCCGCCGCAGTGGCATCACCCGTCAGATGCGTGCGCGAATCGACGGAGTGGAATACGACATTGTCGACATTGTCCCCAGTGCGGATCGCGCCTGGCTGACGTTGATCTGCGAGGTGAGCCAGTGAGTGCGTCGATCAAGGTGGATGTCGCAGGTTTCAAGCGGCAACTGCAGGCAACTGCTGACGTCCTGAACCAAGCCACTCGCCCCGCTGCTCAGGCCGGTGCGCAGATTATTTACGACCGGGCAAAACTGCTGGTTCCGGTATCGAAGGCCGCGCACAAGTTCTACGGATCGCATGCAGTGTATGGGCCATATAACCCAGGAACGCTGCGCAATTCTATTTATCAGGTGTTCTCGAAAGACAAGAGCTTTCGCGACACATCGACCTATCACATAAGCTGGAACGCAGACAAGGCGCCGTATGGCGCCATGGTTGAGTTTGGCACCAGCAAGGCGCCCGCCCACTCCTTTATCGGTGCGTCGGTGAAAGAGACTAGGCAGCAAGTGAAAGAAGCCATCAAGCAGCGCTACATCGACGAAGTAAATAGCAAATCATGAGCATGGAAACCGATCTCACTGCGCTGCTGAAAGCCGTCTGCACCCGCACGTTTCCAGACATCGCGCCACAAGGAACCGCAACGCCCTACGTCACATGGCAGGGCCTCGGCGGCGAGTCGCTGCGCAATCTGGACAACACCGCATCAGACAAGCGCAACACGCTGATGCAGATCAACGTATGGAGCAAAACGCGGCTGGAGGCGTTGACGCTTATTCGACAGATAGAGGATGCGCTTTGCGCGTCTGCTGCGTTTGTCGCTACGCCACAAGGCGAGCCGCTATCGACATACGAGCCGGACACATTGCTATACGGAAGCATTCAGCGCTTCGGCATCTGGGCCGCCAGATAGCCAGCTAACCAAATCCACATCAACCCGCTTCGGCGGGCTTTTTCATTATTGCCCGACGAGGGCGCAACCAACCCGCCTAGAGCGGGTTTTTTTTTCGTCCTAAGAAAAGGAAACACCATGGCCTATTACTTCCCAGAAGGCTCTTCGCAGCAGTTCAGCTCCACCTTTGCGTCGGCAAAAACCATCACCGCATTGACCAATGCCAACCCTGCCGTTGCCACTTCCACTTCTCACGGCTACACGACCGGCGACGAAATCTTGCTGACTTCCGGCTGGGAAGATGCGACCGATACCGTTTATAAAATCACCGTGGTTGACGCTAACAGCTTCCAGATTCTGGGTCTTGATACTAGCAACACCAGCTTCTATCCGACTGGTAGCGGCACCGGCACGGCGCAGAAAATCTCAGGCTGGACGTCGATTCCGCAAGTACTGACGATTAGCAGCTCGGGCGGCGATGCACGCTTTACTGAGGTCAACCCGCTGGCCAAGCGCAATGGCGTGAAAATCCCGACCGGCTTCAATGCGACATCGGTAACGCTGACCCTGGCGCACGATGCCGGCAACGCCAACTATCAGACCATGCTGGGCATCTCGCGCACCCTGTCGAAAGTTGCGTTCAAGCAGGTCATTTCCGGCGGTGCCGTTACCTATGGCTACGGCTACATGAGCGCATCGGAGATGCCGAAGCTGAACAATAACCAAGTGAACACCGTCGATGCCGCGCTGACCGTTCTCGGTCGCCCGATCTCGTACTAATCCGCTTTGCCACAAGGCCCGCTTCGGCGGGCTTTTTTACGCCTGCAGGTCGCGCCTGCAGTGCTTTTTTAGCTGACCAAGAAAGATAAGACATGGCAACCAAAATCAAGCTGGGCGCACGCCCTAAAAACTTCACCGCTACCGTCAAAACCAAGCTGCTGAACGGAGACGAAGTATCGGGGGAGATGAAATACAAGTACCGCACCCGCTCCGAGTTTGGCGCGTTTCTGGATGAGATTTTCGCGGAAAACGACGTAAAGCCGGCGGACAACAGCGAGCAGGCCATTGTCGCCACGCTGCAGCAGGCATACCAGAAAGGCGTTGAACGCCACGCAGATCAGATCATGCGAGCGGTAGAAGGATGGAACCTGGACGAAGAATTCAGCCGCGAAAACGTCGTTGCGCTGTGCAACGAAGTTCCCGCTATGGCCTTCGCCATCATGGACACATACCGCGTAGCAATCACCGAAGGCCGCTTGGGAAACTGAGGCAAGCGGCCAGCGCATTTTACCGAAAGGAAGATGCACAGGCCGCGAATAACCCTTTCCTGGCTTCAATAGTCGCGCTGCAAAACGCCGATGTCGATGTGTGGCCGGAAAACTGGCCGATTGTGCAGTTGTTTTTCAGCCTGTCAACTCAGTGGCGCATTGGCATGAGCGGCGCCACCGGGTTGATCTATGAGGCGCTCTATCCGCTGCTGGATCGTCGCTATCAGGGCGAAGAATGGGATCAGGCTTTTTCTGATCTGCAAGAAATGGAGCGCGCCGCACTCGATGCGATGCGCGATGAAGATTAGGGCTGGCCATGTGCCGGCCCTTTTTATTTGGTGGATAAATGACTGACCAGCTGAAAATACAAGGCGTTGTCGAAGTCAGCACTGAAGGCGCAGAAGGGGCGCTCAATCGTGTTGGCGATGCCGCTGGTCAAATGGCAGACCGCATGCAGCGTGAAGGCGCCAAGGCTGGCGCTGCTGTCGACGGTATTGGAGCAGGCGCAGAAAAGAGCGCAGAGCAATTCAGCCGTGCCGAGGGCCGCATGGCCGCCAGCATCAAGCGGGCAACGACAAATCTGGAAATGCTCGGCAAGACCGCATCGGAAAAGCTCGAATTCCAGATCGGCCAAAAGGGACTGGACACTTCCAAGTTTGAGCCAATGCTCGCCAAGCTGCGTGAGATCGAAGCCGCGAATGCCCGCGTCGGCCTGTCTGCAGCGCAGATGACCAATAACCTGCGCATGGTGCCGGCGCAGATGACAGACATTGTCACGTCTCTTGCGTCCGGCCAGCAGCCGTTGACCGTGCTGATCCAGCAGGGCGGCCAGCTCAAGGATATGTTCGGCGGGGTCGGTGCCGCTGCAAAGGCCGTTGGCGGCTATATCGCTGGCATGATCAACCCAGTGACTGTTACGGCAGCCGCCGTTGGTGGGCTGGGATATGCATTTTATGCGGCATCCTCCGAAGCGGACGAGTTCAAAAAGAACCTGATTCTGACCGGCAGCACCACCGGGCTGACTGTCGACAAGTTCAACCAGTTGACCGCCGCGCTTGACGGGCTGGATGGTGTTACGCGCGGCGGAGCGGCCGAAGCGCTGACTGCCATGGCGGCTTCCGGCAATATCAGCGCCGATGCCATCGAACGGTTGACCGCTTCGGCGCTGAAGCTGGAGCGCGCCGGCGGCCCGGCCGTAGCCGACACCGTCAAGCAGTTCGAAGCGCTTGGCAAGGCTCCAGTGGATGCGTCGCTCAAGCTCAACGAAACCACACGCTATCTGACGACGGCCGTCTACGAGCAGATCAAGGCGCTGGAAGACCAAGGCAAAACCAGCGAAGCTGCCGCCGTGGCGCAAAAAGCCTGGGCCGATGCCATCGATCAGCGCACGCCCAAAATGGTGGAAAACCTCGGTCATATCGAAAAGGCGTGGAAGGGGGTCAAAGAAGCGGTTGCCGACGCTATCGATGCTGCCAAGGATTGGGGGCGTGTTGCCACGCCAAGCGAAAGGGCTGCGGCACTGCATACGCAGATCGGCGAGATCGAAAAGCAGCTGGCCGACCCGTCTACTGTACTGAATCGCAACCGCCTAAAGCAGGACAAGCAAAGCCTGATTGCCGAGTTGCAGGGGCTGTATGTCGAGATTCGCAAGACTCACAAAGAAGAGTCTGAGAAAACGGCTGCAGCCGCGCGCGAACAGCAGCAGCTGGCCGCCAATGTCCGCTGGGACAAGCTGGCCGAAAGCCAGCGCAGCAAACGCGAGCAGTATGCCGAAGAGCGGAAAAAGCTCGATGCTGATCGGGCTGCGGAGCTGATCAGTGAGGCGAAATACCGGCAGGCCAAAGCCGATCTGGCCAAAAAATACGAAGAAAAGACCTCCACCGCCAAACCGAAAAAATCCGACGAAGAAAAAGAGCGAGAGCGTCAAGCCAAGCTGGATGCAGACGACTGGGCGCGGCGCGTGGCTTATGCTCAGCGCGTGGCGGCCGGGATGGAGAAAGAGACCGACGCCATCTGGGCCAAGGTCAATGCCGAGGTCGCAGCGCGCGAGGCGGTTGGCAAAAGCCGTGTCGAGATCGAGGCCCGCACGCTGGCCTTGATGAATGAACAGCTGGCGTGGCGAGATGCGCTCGGCCTGCATGACGAAGAAACCGAGCAGCTGAAGCGCAATATCGCTGCGCAGAAGTCGCTGATGGACGCGGTGCGCGATACCGATTCGGCCAAACAGGCCGAGGCGCAGGGCAAGGCTGCGGCTGAAGCCCATCGCAAAGCCGCCGAAGCCGCCGAAGCCGAATGGCAGAAAACCGTCGATCGCATCGACCAGACCTTCCACGACGGTTTTGTCGGGATGCTGGAAAAAGGCAAGGCCGACTGGGAAAGTTTCGCCGACAGCATCGCCAACACCTTCAAAACCGCTGTCGCTGACGAAATCTACAAGATGACGATCAAGCCGATTGTTGTCAGCGTCGTCAGCAGCTTTGCCGGCGGCGCGGCGCAGCCTGCCGGGGTGGCCGGCCAGGCGCAGGGATTCGGCGGCGTCATGTCCAACCTGCAATCCGCCTACGCCGGCGTTACCGGTGGCATCAGCAACGCGGCCAGTGCATTTGCTACGTCCGGCATGGGGCAATACCTCGGCCTAAGCACAGCCGGACAAGCCATGGGGCCTCCAACTGCGTCCGGAGCGATGGGCTATACAGCGTCTGGTGCGACAATGACCGGCGCTGGCAGCACGCTATCGGCTGTCGCTACTCCTGCCACTGCGGCATTGCTCGGCGGATACCTGATGGCCGAAATGGCCAAGGCCGGCTGGGGGATGGACAACAACCGCAGCGCTGGCGGGGCGTATGCGTCCAACCCATATCTGTACATGGCCTATCAGGTCGGCTCGCGCCTGTTCGGCCACAACCGCAACATCAGCAACGATGCGGCGGGCATTCAGGGCACGTTCGATATCTCCGGCTTCTCCGGCGATGCGTTCCAGGAGCGCAGCCAGAAGGGCGGAACCTTCCGCTCTGATCGCCGCTGGACTGACTACAGCGCCATCGGCAGCGATATGGACAAGGCGCTGGATTCGATGCTCAAGCAGGCCGTGTCGGGCGTTAAAACCATCGGTCGCGCGCTCAACGTCGAAACCGAAGCCGCGCTGGAAGGCTTCAGCCACACATTTGCACTGCAGCTTTCCGAAAACGGCGATATGAGCAAGGCCGGCGAAAAAATCGCCGCCGAACTCAAAAAGGTGCAGGACGAGCTGGCCACGCGGCTGGTGCCGAACATCGCCGACTTTGCCCGCTACGGCGAAACCGCCAGCGACACCTTCGGCCGCCTGAATCAGGAAGTGGCCGCCACCGATGCAATTTTGCTGGCGATGGGCAAAGACGCCAACGAAGCGTTTGGCGCTGTCGGACTGGCATCGGTCAAGGCGCGTGAAGACCTGATTGATCTGGCCGGCGGGCTGGATGCGCTGGCCAGCAAAACCCAGTCGTTTTACGCCAATTTTTACAGCAGCGAAGAGCAGGTGCAGCTGGCCGCCACACAGGCGCAGAAGGCGCTGACAGAAGGCTTTGCCGAGATTGGCCAGAGCATCCCCGCCACCCGTGAGGCGTTCCGGGCGCTGGTAGAGTCGCAAGACCTGAGCACCGAGGCCGGCCGCAAGCTGTGGAATAGCCTGCTTGACCTGCAGGACGAGTTCGACGCCGTGGCCGACGGTGCCGACGCCACCGCCGCCAGCATGCAGTCGGCAGCCGACAAGCTGGCAGCCGCCACCACCACCGCGCAACAGGGGCAGGCATCGCTGTTCGACACCTTCGCCAGCGATGCGCAGAAGCTCGATGCGGCGAAAAAGATCGTCAACGACACCTTCGCCAGCATTGGCAAGGCCGTTCCTGATAGCGCCGGTGCATTCCTGTCGCTGGCGCAGTCCATCGACCCAGCGACTGAGGCAGGGCAGGGGTTGATCGCCGCGCTGGCGAAAGTCAGCAACGCATTTGCCTATACCCAGACCGCCGCGCAGAGTGCAGCGCTGGCGGCTGAGAAACAGGCGATTGATGCGGCACAGGCGCAGGTGGACGGCACGGCCCGTGCAATGGACCAGCTCGCCGCCAGTATCGGCAGCGTGGCCGATCCGGTGCAGACGCTGACCGACAAAGTCAGCGGGCTGCGCGACAAGCTGGGCGCCAGCTACAGCAAGGATTTCAGCTCCGGCGTGTCCGGCCTGAACAGCCTGCTAGGCTGGCGCAGTAGCCTCAGCGATGCGCGTGGCAATCTGACCAGCGCTATCGACGCGGCACAGTTGCGCCTGCCCGGCGCGGACGTGGCCGGCATCCTTCGGGGTCGCGAATCGGCGCTGTGGGATCAGTTGCGCTCTGCCAGCATTGGCGACCAACCTAAAATTGCGCAGCAGATCGAGGCGCTGTTTACGCAGCGACTGAGCTGGCAGGCCGATCAGGACAAAACCGGCAAGCGCAATCAGCTTGAGGAGTCGTACGAGCTCGCAACCGGCACGCTGACAGCGCAGCAGGACGCGCTACAGGTGCAGCGCACGGCGTTGACCGAACAGATATCCGCGATGCAGAAGCTGACCGATATCAGCCACCGGTTACGCGATACCGTGACATCGATGGCGGTTGATGGTCTGTCTAGCCTGAGCCCGGCGGCGCAGGTGCAGGCAGCGCGGCAGGCGTTCGATGCCGCGCTATCTCAGGCAAGGGCAGGCGACTCCGAAGCGGCCAGCAAGCTGGGCGAGCTGGGCAACGCCTATCGTCAGGCCGGCAGGACGTTTTACGCGTCCAGCACCGACTACGCCAACATCGATTCGAGCGTTCGCGGCGCGCTGGC